TGCTGACCGGATAGGAGCCGAGGTCATAGGACCGGCTGGTGGGTTCGAGCGATGGGAAGGTGGCCATCAGTTCTGGAGCGTGATCGTGGAAGCGGCCACAGTGAACGTGCCGTTGGTGGTGGACACATCAGCGTCGAAGTCGTTGTAGAACACCAGCTCATCGGCCGATGATGCACCGCCACGGGACTTGTAGACCACGGCGGCCCGTGCGGTGATGGTGCTGCTGGCCCAGGATGTGGAGGCGAACTGAAGCGTGACCTTGTCGTTGCCGGTGTCTTTGGTGACGGTGCAGGCAATGGTGCTGCCGCCGGTTGAGTAGCCGGTGCCGGTGACTTCGTTGGTGACGTCATCGCGGCGGTCGTGGGTGTCCTTGTTGGGCGTGTAGCTGGAGGTCACCAGCATGATTTTGAAAGTGTCGGTGTCGAAGTCGATTGCACCGCGGGCCATGTCGTCGATGGCGCTGTTGTAGATGAGGTCAGCCATGGTGTTGAGGGTTAGGAGGTGGAAGCTGCGCCAGCGTCGAGGGTGGCGGTGACGGTGAGGTCAGCGGCCGGCGCCTCGCTGCTGGCGGTTGCCGCGCCAGCGTCGAGGGTGGCGGTGACCGTCAGCGTGGCGGCGGGTGCGGTGCTGCCGGCGGTGGCGGCACCAGCGGCAAGCGTTGCGGTGACGGTCAGGTCCAGGCCGCTGGCGACCATCGCCTCAGGGACGACGGATTCGAGGGTGACCGACACATCATGGAATGGACCGCAGAAGTCGACGATCTGCGGCGGCTCGATGTATCGCCATTGGTAGCCGGTGAGGGTGAAGTCAGCGGCGGTGAACCCCTGCAGGAGGGATGACGGAATAGCGAACGGCAGGAAGGCCCCCTGCTGGCCCTGATAGTGGCTGACGACCGACAGCATGCCGGCCTGTGATAGCTGGGTGAAGGTGACGCGGAGGGTGCTGGCGACCATGGCGGAGCTGTGGAGCACCCGGCGGTTCAGGTTGCTCAGCGTCAGGTAGGGGGTGTGCGGATACTCGCCTGGCGTGAAGGTGCGAGTGGCGGGGGTGAGGGTGGGGAAGGTTGCCATGGTGATCAGTTGCCGTCCCAGTAGATCGCGTTGGTGTCGCTGTTGTAGTCGCCTACGGTGTTGTAGAACTTCAGCGAACCGTAGATGTAAGGTTTGATGATCTGGCCATCGGCGGATGTGGCAAATACATTTGCGCAGCTAAAGGTTGCGCCTGTGCTGTAGGTCAGGTAGCAGATTGAGAAGGCAGTCGTACTGCCAGAGAAGTCAGAGGATTCCGTTAGCGCCTTGTTGACAATGAACTCACCCGACCCAACAGGAGTCACTAGGCCGCTAGTTCCGAAAAAGGTTTTAAGGCCAGTTGTCGCCGCATTGCTGCTGCCAAACTGTTTAGGTCCAGTTGGCGGACCGCTCTCAAACGTCGCCCCACCACCGCAATAGATGATCGCCCGCCACCCGTAGTAACCCGTAGGATTGAACGGCGCCGGCGGGTTGGTTGGGCTGCAGCTATCTGGCCCCTTGAGTGGGTTTGATGTTCCGCCTTCACCGTCAAGGCATCTGAAGCTCAGTTCCTTATTGTTGATGTCATAGATATTCGCGAAGCTGCCGCCGCCGACTGAATACACGCGCAGGCTGCCATCAATTCGATCGCCATTGGAGTCCAGAGTCCAGACGTTGTATTGACCGTTCTGGCAATCTGGCGGGATCACCATGCACGTCTGTGGATCACGCGTCAGGTCGCCCAGGTTGCCAACGTCCAGCCCATCGCCCGGATTCCCCGGTGTCGAATCAGGACCATTGCCATCGCCTGGCGTTGAGCTGCCGCCACTCGGCGGGGCACCATCAGGCGGCAGTGATGGGGGAGTCGGCAGCGGTGCGTCGTTGTCCAGGGCCACCCCTGCAGTGAACGTCTCCGCCGGCACGGACGTGTCACCCGAGCTGTTGACGTCGCAGCCGACGCCGGTCTTGTTCGATGTCAGGATGATGCCTGATCCTGTCGTGTTCACGACGTCGAGCGCAACAAGGCTGCGGTTCTGACGATCGACCGGGAAGTGCGTTGCCTCGATCGCCAGGTCGCCCTCAAGGGTTTTCGTGATCGCATCCACCTGATACAGACAGTCATGGTTGCTGGGGCTGCTGCCGCTCACCACCCGCGCTAGCTTCACCCGGCAGATGTCACCCGGAACCAGGGTGGTGTTGAAGTCCTCCGCACGGGTCACCCATCGCGCCGTGTGGGTGATCCACTTCCGCCGCGCCCGGATGTAAGCCGCGACCTTCACGGCATGGGTCTCCCTGGTGCAGAACGCCGAGAGGTCGTGCTGCTCGAATGGCCCCTCCTCTGCCTCGCCGGGGTAGCGCACCTCAGAGGTGCGGATGATGCCGAAGTCGTCGGTCAGCTGCTGCCGCCAGATCGCCTGCACCGCGAACGGCTTCCGATCAGCTGGCGGAATCATGCTGAACTCGAACGTGCCCGGGATGATGTAGTCCTCATTGAACAGGAATTCCCACTGGATCGCAGTCGTCTTGATCGTGTGGTTGGCGTTCAGCGGCAGCAGTGGCCTCAGCCCACGCTTCCCGTCGTTCCGTGTTTCGGTCAGCAGGAAGTAGGGAGACAGCTCCGCCAGGAAGTCGCCCAGGTTGCTGCTGTCACGAATGTATATGTCACAGGTGAAGTTGTTGGCATCAAGGAAGTTCGCCGCTGCGGTGAGCGCAGTCGTGTCGATCATCGGGTTGCGCAGCTTGCTGCAGTTCCTGAATGCCCAGTAGGCCAGATCCGCATAGTTGTTGCTGCTGCCGGTCGCGCTATCCACCAGCCGCGTCACCTCCAGCCCGTTACGGATGAAGGCGTGAACCTGCCGATTCCACAGGTCAGACCCGTTCGGGATCGTGACCGTGAACGACAGCGTGGACATCCGGGTATAGACCCCGACATTGCCGCAGTAGTACGGGCACTGGGGCATCGTGTACCCAGGCTGTGCCGTAATGAAGTTCCCTGGTGCCCAGGTGCCGGCCCGGCGGTTGTAGGTCTGGCTGTGCGTTCCGACCCGGCAGGATCGTTGGAAGATATCCCGAACCTGAATCGACCCGATCCGGCCCTCAGACAGAACCAGGTGGTAGGACGCTGTAACGGCGTTGCTGCCGTCATTGGTGAACCGCGCCTCAGTCGCTGGCGGGTTGATCAGCACACCGCCGTAGTCGCCGACGCGGCGGGCGAACACGATCGGCACCGGCTCGCCGATGATCGCCGCACGTTGAGGGACGTCGAGCTGGCTTTCACCTTCGGCGGCACCATCGCGCAGCGGCGCCGGGATCATCCCCTCTTGTATCGCGGTGAGCGCGAGCGGATCAGAGCCGATCAGTCCCCGTCGCCTCATAGCCTGCACCCCTTCCCGATGAGCCTAGTGCTGAATGTCCGAGGGGGGATCTGCGCACCGACCGGCGACAGCGCGGAACCCAACTCAATCTGCAGTTCGGTGAGGGTGCCGCCCATGCCGACGATCTCGCCGACGAATGTCGCCAGGGTCTCCTGGCCGGCCTGGGGTGAGCTGTTGCCGTTGTTGGCGTCGAACTGATAGATCTTCAACTCCAGCAGGTGGGCACGGGCAATGGCGAGGTTGAAGGCGTCGACCACCAGGGGGAGCGCCGGTGCGGTGAGGGTGACGCCCGACTCATCACCGGTCTGGCCGGCGGTGATACCGCTGGCGGTGAACGACACGTAGATCCAGGCCGCGCCCGACAGGCTGACGGTCACGTTCGAGTAGTAGGACTGCCACCGCTGATAGGTGGTGCCGGCGGTGTCGTAGATCCTGAGGAACTGTGACTGAGCTCTTGCCATCAGCGGATCCCCAGCGCACGGCGGCCGGCTGGTGTGCGGATGCGGGCCATCACGCCGGCCTCGGTCTGGCGTACGGCACGTTCGAGGTCAGCCATGGTCACCCACTGCTGACCCTGTGCGGACATGACCGGGCCGGTGCGGATGTTGATGATGGAGTTGCCGGCGCCGCCGCTGAGCACAGCATCACCGCGGCCACCCGAGAGGTAGCGGGCGGATGCCGCAGCCATTTTCGACTCAGGGATTATGTACTCACGCTCGCCGCCCTCGCCGACCATCGCCAGGGTGGGGCGGTTGACGACGCCGCCTTGTGCGAACTGAGGGATGGCGATCGTCGGGACCAGGGGGAGGTCTGGTGTGGGGAGGCTGTTGTAGGCGCCGATCAATCTGTTGATCGCGCCGACTGCGGCATTGATGCCGTTGGCGATCGTCTGCAGGATGCCGCGAATGATGCCCTTGACGAAGTTGGCCGCCGCCTCGAACGGTGCGCGGATGGCGTTGCCCATCCATGACAGAAGATCACTGATCGGCTTCCGCAGGACGTTATCCCAGATGTCGACCCATGGCTTGACCCAGATGTCATACGCGATTTTGAGGCCAGCCTTAAGGCCATCCTGCAGGGCGCCGCCGAGCCAGGACAGGAACTCACCGATCGGCTCGCGGAATGCAATGGCCATTGCCACCACAGCAGCAACCGCCAAGACGGTCCAGCCGGCAGGGCCTGAGAAGAACGCCAGCAGGGCCGGCAGCATGGTGCCGGTGAGATAGGCCAGCAGACCGGAGAATGCAGCTGTGATCGCCGCGATTGCGGGACCAATGACACCAGCCCATCCGGCGATTGTGGCGCCGATCTTCAGGCCGGCGAGTGCAGTAAGGAGCCCAGTAATCGGGCCCCATGCCACAGCGAGCACCGATGCGAGAACAACGAGATTTCGCAAGGGTTCAGGTAGCGCATTGAAAGCTGACACCACAACGGTAAGCATTGTTGCCAAACTGTCGAGCGCAGGCAGTAGGGCTACCATGATGTCCATGCCCAAAGCTCCGACCTTGCCGGATAGGATGGTGAGCTTTGCACTGTATTCAGTCGCTTTCTTGGCGAATGCCTCTGTCATCTTGACTTGCATACTCTCAATAGCATCGCCGCCCATGTTGAGCATCGGGATCATGTCAGCGCCAGCGCGGCCGAACAGCTTAATCGCGAGAGCTGTTTTCTCTACGCCATCTGGCATAGCCTGAAACCGAGTGGCAATGTCAAGCATGACTTCATCGGCTGATCTGAGCTGCCCTGCTGAGTCACGGGCACTGATGCCAAGATCGGTCAACGCTTCGGCCGTTGTTCCCTTGCCTGTTTCGCCAGCCTCAAAGAGTCCTTTGCTGAGCTTCGCCGCAGCCTTGGCAACAGCATCTATATCGGTGCCGGTAGTTGATGCCGCTTTCTTGAATCGGGCCAGTGATTCAACTGATACGCCTGTACGTTGAGACAGGATATACATGGACTTGCCGGCGTCGAGTGCATTCTTGCTCATGGACACAAGGCCAGCGACCGACAGCAGCGGCGCCAGGGCGGTCATGGATCCGGCCAGTCCTGACATGCCAGCCGCAGCCGTGAGGCCCCGCATGCTGCCCGTTACCGCCGTTGCGGTCCTCCCCACGCCAGCCAGCGCGCCGCCCAGTGCAGTTACCTTCCTCTCGCCTTGAACGTCAGCTTGGATCTGGAGCAGTGCCTTCAGTGCAGCCATGGTTCACTTCCTCGCGTTGCGGTTGAGCAGGTCTCTGGCGTGGAGTTCCATCATCTGAAGATCATCCATCATCGCAGGATCCACGGTCACATCGAACAGCGGCGCCAGGTGGCCAAGGATCACCCCGTAGTCGAGCCCCACGACCCTGCCCGACGTTGCCCGCCACTGCGTCACGCTCCGCTGAAACAGGTGCACCACCGGCCACAGCTCCGCCCATAGGTGGTGATTCCGCGGCGCCAGGTGGTGCGCCTCAAGGATCACGCCGAACCGCGCTGCATCGGCTTCTGCCTGCGCCGTGTCACCCTTGGAGCGGAA